TTCCTCCGCTTCTGTGACCGCTCCGCCCAGCTTATGAACAAGGCTGGTGTGGCCGATAAGGAAGACACGTACATGCGTGCTGAGATTCTCGTTGGCACTGCCATGATGACCATGTCTGAGGTTGCCTCCGTCTACGCCGTTGCTAGCTCGTCCCCCGATGCTATTCTTCGGCGCCCAGACTTTGTTGTCATGCCCACCCGTCGCCGTGCCGACCTCACTGCCCGTGACTATATGTACGAAGACCTTATGCTCATCCCCGCCTCCACAGTTCAGGAAGTTGAGGCCAACACTCTCGAGCTCTATGAGAAAGCCGCACAGCCTATCAGTTTGCCTCAGCTCCTCCGACTGATGGTTGCCCGTCACCTTGAGTACGCTGAACATCCAGACGTGAACTCCATTGCTGACAAGGTGATCGATCCTCTTGAGGTGGCGAAACTCGAATCTGAGTTCCCCCTCGCTGCCCGTAAGCATGTGCCACAAGTCCTCGCCATTCCTTGGGCTCTCAAGTATGGCATCGACCTCCAGGATGTACTCTCCATTGCTGTCGTTCCTGTCTACTGCAAGAGTGATCGTTACGGCTTTCTTTCCACCGCCGAACTTTTACTTCGTGAGACCGACGTGCACTCTGCCCATTTGTGGCGCGTTATGAATGTTATTCGTATCAACTCTCGTCGCGCGCTCTTGGAGGCTCAGTGGCCTGAATTTTGGGCCGCTTTCCCCTCCACTTCCTTTGCACTCACTTCCTCTGAGGAACATCCGAAGGCCAGCCAAATTGAAGCCTTTTGCGTTGATCATCCTGAGGGCTTTGTCGCCACTTGCAAGGCCTTCACCAAAGGCACAATCAACATCACCCCTCCTGGCCCCGTCCCTTCCCCCGCTCTCGCTGTTGAGGCGCTCGGTCCCCTTCGCGAGAAGGATGTTTTCTTCACGCACCCAATTGCCCCTACCCACTTCCAGCCCAGGCTTGAAGTCACCACCGTCGGCACCGTTCTTTCCGGCGTTGCTGGCCTCGTCATCTCTGGCATCACTATCTATGGTGTATATCGCCTCTGTCGTGCGCTTTTTGATCGCACGCATGACTCTCAGTACAGTGAGAAGTCTCAGGCGGTTGCTCTCAAACCGATCCCTGGTGGTATTCGCCTGGTTAAACGAGACGGCAAGATGGTCGAGCCTAAGCCAGTCAAAATCGTTCATGACGCTCAAGTCACCACCCAAGTCTTCGATGATCCAAATCTTGTCCAAGTTATGATGGCCGTTCGTGCCAATGTCTCCTCGATTTCTAGTGAGGCTGGTGCTGCCTATTGTCTGTTCATTTCTGACAACAACCTCCTCATGAACGCCCATGTCTTTGACATCCTCCACAAGGCGAATAAGCCCATCACTTTCGCCTCCGCTCGAACTTTCACGATCCCCGCCCGCTCCCTTGAACTGATCCTCATCTGTCGACCCCTTGCCGAGAAGTTCAAACTCATGGATTTCGCCCAAAACATCTTTGAGTCAGAGCTTCCTGTCGACTACGTTCTTGCCCGTTGCCCTTCCAACACCGACGCCTTTCGCAACATCCTATCCCACCTCTCGTCACCCTCTGATTGGCCTCATGCTCTCACGTCCCCACTGGTCATGGAGGACGAGCCCTTCCTTCCTGTCGACCCACTCAATCCATTTGGTTTTGACAAGACTCTGGATCACGCTGAGGGCTGCTCTTCACCCACCATTCTTGCGCACCCTCACGTTGACACTCGCATTTCTGTTCGGAATCAGGGCGTTGAGGCTGATTATGGCCCCGCGCTCATCTACGGCGTCCCCGGTGCTGCTGGATTCTGTGGCAAGCCTGGATACGTCGCCACCCGCCGCTGCACTCGCAAGGTCATCACTGTCCACATGGGCGGCGACCGAAGCACTCGTTCTGTTGCTCTCCTCGACGGCGACCTCATCCGCGCCATCATCAAGCCTAAAATGCCCGCCGCTGTCATGTTGCCCCTTGCCCACCCGGCCCAAAATCTGTCTGTTCACGGTACCCGTGTTGTCCATGACGCGCAGGTCTTTTCGTTCCCGCCGCACGTTCGCATCAATGGAATCTTGCCGCAAGACCACTGGGGCTCTGTTCGTGGCAATACCAAGCTCATGCGCACTGAGTTTTGTCCACCTCGCTGCCCAGAACACTCCTCCCCGCACATTTGCGCAGCTTCAGATTGCAAG